TTCCAATACATCCATTCTCTGATATTCTTCGGTAAACATAGAAGCTCTTGCAGTTTCTGCAGGGAGTTCACCTAGTCCCTTGGCTCTTGTTACTTCCCCTTTAATTTTATTTCTAACTTTATTAAATTCTTCATCAGTGAAATAATAACTTTCTTTTCCTTTGTTATCAATAATATAAAGAGGAGAACGTAGCCAACATAAACGTCCTTCTTGAATAAACTCTGGAGCAAGATATTCTAATGCTGCCATTATCAAAAGACCAATATGACTTCCATCGCTCAGTAATTCCATTGTTTCCAATGGCCCAGACTATATTTTACTCCATAAAGGAGAATGCTCTTTCCCAGTACGTATCAATAGTACCAGTACTCCCAGTCTCACCCGGGATAGTCGTTACAGGCTTCATTTATTAATCCATTCTTTTTTCTTCTTACTATAAATTGGCAAGTGTTTATAGGAACGACCCCATAAAATTTGCTGCAATGTTTGATAACTTAATCTGTCTTTATAATCTTGATAAATCTCTTTAGCACTTTCATTTACATATCTTTGTCTACAATTTATCACTTCATCATCTGTTAGTGTAGCAGTGAAAGAGTTTTCACCATCAGTGGCGTGATACATATAATAATCTTTATTTTCTTTTGTATAAACCTCTTGTTTTATATCTTTCCAAGTAGTACCGTCCCAAATTGAAGCAAAAGAATCAAATGCAATTTTATCTTTAAATTGCTCATACACTTCTTTTCGCCGCATATGTAAATCATAGCATTCTCTTATATATGCAACATCTTCATTTGTTAAATTAGTCCTACCGTTATTTTCGCCACGAGAGTTGCCACCACCAGCATTACAATTATATCCAAAGCCTTTATAAGTATTATAATAAGTTATCCAATATTGCTCTTTTTCATCCAATTCATCTAAAGTACATTCTTCAATAACTTCATAGGTAAAAGCTTTATATCCATATTTTTGAATTGCTTTGTCAATAGCTAATTCATTTTTCCCTTGATGTTCCATAAAGCGTCTTTCAATATCATTTGATTGACCTATGTAGCTTTTACCATTTGATTTTTTTGTTATTTTATATATTCCTACCATATCCTCACCTCCGAGTTTATAGTAAGAATGGATTAATTCTGATTCCCACGGTATTACCATATCCTTTTAGGACTTAGGCTCTCTTACCACCTTAGCCTTTCGACTTAGTTGACCGTTAGCCCACAATATGTAAACCATCCTTACATTTATATGTGGACCCTCTTGATAAAGAGTAAAGCATTTTAGGACAGTTTTAAGATTTTAAATCTATCCGCGTCAGTACAAATAGCTATCCTTCCATAACGTAGTTTTGAAGCGTTATATTTTCCTGGAACAATGTTCATTGCACTTAAAAGAAGTTTAATTTCTTCGTTTTTAAAAATTTTTTCTTCTGGATTAGAAAGACAATTAATAATTTTACCTCTAATTGCTAAGATTCCATATTTTGTGTAATCTCTAGCCTGTGCAATACCACCCATAGCAGAATTACCTTCAACGATTAATAAAGTAGAATTTTCTCCCAAAAATTCAGCATCTTTTAGTTTGTCAGAAGCAAAAACTTTTTTCTTTTGATTCTTTTCAATTTCTTTCGATGCTTCAAGAACTTGTTTTCTTGCTTTTTCTGCAGCAACTTCAGCTTTCATTTCTTTTGTTAGTAAGTCAAGAATTTTTTCAAACTCATCTTTATGTCGTTTTTCAAAATCCTCTAACATTTGAGTGGTTGCTCGTTGACAAAGCCCTCGAAGCTCTGGATTATTTACTTTTGTTTTTGTTTGATTAGCAAAAGAAGGATTTGGAACTTTACAACTAATTGCATAATAAAGTCCATTTCTTGCTATATCTGGAGTGAATATTCCTTTGAATTTCTTTTTGAAGAAGTTCGTTAAAGAAGTTTTTACTCCCGTTAATGAAGTACCACCTTCACTATTTGCCAATCCATTTGTGAAAACGAACCATTTTTCGTTTCGGGCGGCCGCCCACTGCATAGCAATTTCACATTCCACTCCATTTTCTTCTAAGGTAATATGAAGAGGAGTTTTATGGATCGGCTTTGTGATATTATCTTTTAAAAAGTCTATAAGTCCGTTTGAAGATTTATAGATTACTTTTTCATTAGTTAGGTTATTAATTAGTATAAATTCAACACCTTTAGTTAAATAAGACCAATTTTTACACATTTCTAATAAGTCTTCAAAGTGAATTTCTATTGGTTCTAAATTGTATACGTCAGGTGAAGGAATAAAAGTAACAACTGTTCCGTGTTGATTTTTATCTTTAGAATCTTCTATGGAAAAACTTTCTTTTACACCTTCTTTTAAAATTAAAGTTGCGTGTTTACCATCTCTAAAAGAATCTGCCTGAAAATAAGAAGATGAGAGTGCCACACCTTTGGAGCCAATGCCATTCATTCCCGCAACATTTTGGTAAACTTTTTCATTAAATTTGCCACCAGTGTGTGGTAAAGTGTAGATTGCCTCCATTGCTTCACTACCATCTTCACGAATTCCAAAAGGCACCCCTCTTGCATTATCTGTTACGGTAATCATATTATTTTTATCTAATTCAACGATAATTTGATCCCCGTATCCCATGGTTGCTTCATCTATGGAGTTGGTGATTAGTTCTCGTACGCACTGAAGAACACCTTGATTGTCTGCACTTCCCATATACATAGCAACCCTTGTTCTGACTGCGTCTAGAAAGGATAGCGTTTCTATGTTATTTGCGTTGTATTCCATCTTTACCTCCTTACTATATATAATTATTATACTATAAAAAGTAAAAAAATGCAAATTTAATTAAAGTGTTATAGAAAATATAGAAAAAAATACTTAATTATAGGAGTTTTAATTTTATAAAATAAAAAAAAGTAATAATATGTATTACTGGAGGTATAAATGAATAAAGAAACAATTTTAGATTATGCTACTAGAACACCGGAGAATACGAACAGGAATGTTTTGAGTAGTATGCTGGACTCTTTTTTAAGTAGCAGCGGATCAGGTGCTACTGACGCACCAAAGAGAAATGTTAACTTTTATGATTATGATGGCACACGTGTTGAGAGTTATACTGCCGAAGAATTTCTTACCCTCAATAAGATGCCACAAAACCCAACACATGAAGGACTTACGGCTCAAGGATGGAATTGGACATTAGAGGAAGCCCAAGATTATGTTTCAAAATATGGGATTTTGGAAGTTGGGCAAATGTACATTACAGATGATGGGAAGACGAGGATTTATATTGAACTACTAGAAGAAAACTTTCCTTCATATGAAACGCAACGGCTAGGTATATGCGTAAATGGAAAAGTTGAAATCGATTGGGGAGAAGAAGGTGCAAAAGAAATAGTGTCTTCAAGTTCTCTTGACGCTCTGATTCATAAATCTCATAGTTATTCAAGTCCTGGAAAATACATAATAACTATAGAAGTTTTAAGCGGATCATTTGTGTTTTATTATAGTTCTCCTTTTAACCATACGACTTCAATAAAAGAGGTTTACCTTGGAAAATCTGTTGATTTAAATGCTAGTATTTTTTCAGGTTGTAATGAATTAACTACTGTAACTATTCCAAATACGGTAACAAATTTTGGTGGAGGTTCCATTTTTCAATACTGTTCTAGTTTAAGAGGAATTACAATTCCAAATAGTGTTAATAACATAGGATATAATGGATTTACTGGTTGTTGTAATCTTGAATATATTTCTTTTCCGCCTAATTTACTCGCAATAAATAGTCAATCTTTTATGAGTTGTTATTTGTTAAAAACACTCACTGTTCCCGAAAAAGTAACAGATATGGGGAGCTATAATTTTGCTGATTGTTATAGTTTAACTAATATTGTTATTCCAGAGGGTGTAACAATGCTTACGAATGGGGCGTTTACTGGTTGTAAAAATATAAGAAATATTGTAATTCCATATAGTGTTACAACTATTACCAATGCAGCGTTTAAAGATTGCATTAATTTAAGAAAAATTATTATTCCTGATAAAGTTACAACTATTGATAATAGTGCATTTCAAGGGTGTGAAAATCTTTACTTTGTTAAACTTTCTAAAAGTTTGACAAAATTAGGAGCTGGTGTCTTTAATGGTTGCGGAAGACTTACTTCTGTAGTTGTTCCTGAGCTTGTTACAGAGATTGGAAATAAGGCATTTTATAATTGTCCGGATGTGACAAAATATACATTCTTACCAACCACGCCTCCTACTCTTGGAACAGATGTTTTTTGTGATATAAATCAAGAAATTAATCGAGCTTGTGAGTTTTACGTTCCGGCAGAATCCGTTGACGCTTATAAAACAGCAGATGGATGGAAAGATTATGCGAATATAATTCGTGCTATTAAAGAATAATAGATAATTAAAGGAGGTATAAATGAATAAAGAAGCAATTTTAGAATACGTAACAAAGACTCCAGAAAATACGAACAGGAATGTATTGGGGAGTATGTTAGATCAATTTGCAAAAGACAGTGGTGGCGGAGATAAAACTGCTGAAAAAACCGTCAATTTCTATGACTATGACGGGGAAGTTTTACACTCCTACACTGCCGATGAATTTCTCGCATTAAAGCAGATGCCAGAGAATCCGACTCATGATGGGCTTACATCTCAAGGTTGGAACTGGTCATTAGAGGATGCACAGGCTTATGTTCAAGAGTATAGAATGTTGAACATTGGTCAAACTTATATTACATCTGATGGAAAAACTAGAATCCATATTAAGTTGTATGCTGGAAGATTATCTCCTTATTTAGGTATTAATTTAAATGGAACAGCAGAAGTCGATTGGGGAGACGGAAGTGCAATTGATACTATGGTTGGTACTTCTTTAGATGATCTTACTACTCTTAAACATATTTACGCATCAGAAGGTGAATATGTTATAACTCTGAATATAATAGATGGGATGTTTGAAATTCGTGGATTAAGTTCTACAACTCGTCTGTTGAGTAACAATCAATTTGATTCTGCAGCAGTAATTTTCTATGGTTCTAAATGTATTGATAAAGTATTTGTTGGTGATTTTATTAATTGTATTAGTCCTAATGCGTTTTATGGTTGTAATAGTTTAACAAGTATCACTATTCCAGAGGGTATTACAAGCATAGGAGAATCTGCGTTTAATAATTGTAAGAGTTTAACAAGCATCACTATTCCAAAAAGTGTTACAAGTATAGGAGAATCTGCGTTTAGTGTTTGTAGTGGTTTAACAAGCATTGCTCTTTCAGATAGTATTACAAGTATAAGAGAAATGGTGTTTAGTAGTAGTGGTTTAACAAGTGTAACCATTCCAGAAAGCGTTACAAACATAGAGACACGGGCGTTTGGTTATTGTAACAACTTAACAAGCATCACTATTCCAAAAAGTGTTAAAACCATAGAATTAAATACATTTGATGGTTGTAATAGTTTAACAAGCGTTACTCTTCCAGAAAGTGTCACAAGCATAGGAGAATCTGCGTTTAGTGCTTGTTACAGTTTAACAAGTATCACTATTCCAGAAAGTGTTAAAAGTATAGGGAAAAAAGCGTTTAGTGCTTGTTACAGTTTAACAAGTATCACTATTCCAGAAAGCGTTACAAGTATAGGACAAAATGTGTTTAGTAGTTGTAATAGTTTAACAAGTGTTATTCTTCCAGGAACTATTACAACTATAGAATCAAATACATTTAATGGTTGTAGCAGTTTAACAAGCATCACTATTCCAGAAAGTGTTAAAAATATAGGGGAACAGGCATTTAGTTATTGTAGTGGTTTAACAAGCATTACTATTCCAAAAGGCATTACAATCATAGGACAAAATGTGTTTAGTAATTGTAATAGTTTAACAAGTATCACTATTCCAGAAAGCGTTACAAGTATAGGACACCTTGCGTTTAATAATTGTCGCAGCATGGGCGAATATCACATTCTTTCAACTACCCCTCCAAATATTTACACAGATACATTTAATGGGATCCCAGGAGATTGTAAAATTTATGTTCCAGCTGCATCGGTTGACGCCTATAAAAGTGCGACTAATTGGAGTACATATGCTTCTAAAATAGTTGGAGAATAAAATAAATAAATAGATATTATAAAGACCCTCAACTGAGGGTCTCTTTTTTATTCCCAACTATAAACTTTTCTCTTTCTCTTCTTTGTTCCTCTTGTCCAAATCAATAACTCTTTCGCTCTTGTCGCTGCAACATAACTAATACATTTTTCTTCTAAATTAAAAAACTTCGCACCAATAACAACAACACA